GTATTACCGGTTCCTTTCGTGGGATGAAGTTTAAGCGGGCTGACGGAAAGACGGTACGTCCGACATTGGTCGTGATTGATGACCCCCAGACGGACGAGTCAGCGCGGAGTCCTTCTCAGTCTGCGGCACGGGAGGCCATTCTGTCTGGTGCCATTTTGGGCTTAGCTGGACCGGGTCGCAAGATAGCTGGCATCATGCCGTGTACGGTGATTGCTCCTGGTGACATGGCCGATAATATCTTGGACCGCTCCAAGCATCCGGATTGGAATGGGGAGCGCATCAAGCTACTGTATAAGTTTCCGGATAATATGGAGCTTTGGGAGCGTTATGCCGAGATTCGTGCCGAGAGCTTTCGTCGAGGTGGTCGAGGTGAAGAGGCCACGGAGTTCTACCGACAGAACCGAGAGGAAATGGATCGTGGTGCCGTCGCGTCATGGCCAGAGCGTTACAATTACGATGAGTTGTCTGCGATTCAGCATGCCATGAATTTGTACTTCCAGGATCGGGAAGCCTTCTTTGCCGAGTATCAGAATGAACCGATTCGGGATGACGTTGGCAAGGACATTGTCCTGCCTGGCGATTTGGTACCGACGAAGCTGAATCGCTATGCACGAGGAGTAGTTCCGGTCGGTGCTACTCGATTAACAGCTTTCATTGACGTGCATCAAGCCATCTTGTTCTACGCGGTGACGGCATGGGCCGAGGACTTCACGGGTTTCATCATTGACTATGGCACGTTTCCTCGACAGAGTCGTAGCTACTTCACGATGTACACGGTGTCACCTAAGCTGAGCAGTGTTACAAGGACAGGTAGTATGGAGGGTGATGTGTACGCCGGCCTGTCTCGGCTTACGGAGTTAATCCTCGGTCGTAGTTGGAAGCGCGACGATGGTGCTGAATTACGGATTGAGCGTTGTTTGATTGATGCCAACTGGGGACAGTGTACGGAGCTTGTGTATCAGTTTTGTCGGGAATCGCCCTTTGCTGCCGTACTGATGCCAAGCCATGGAAAGTTTGTTGGTGCCAGCAGTCGGCCTTTGAGCGAGTACCGTCGCTTGCCTGGTGATCGCGTGGGCTTGAATTGGCGTATTCCGAATGTCCAAGGTCGGCGCAGTGTACGATATTGCCTGTTTGATTCGAACTTCTGGAAGACTTTCCTGACGGCGCGCTTAGCTACGGCTATGGGGTCGCCGGGATGCTTATCCATCTTTGGAACTGACCCTGATCAGCATCGGCTTCTCATTGATCACTTGTTGTCCGAACAACCCATTCGCGTGGAAGCTCGTGGTCGTGTGGTCGAGGAGTGGCGCATGCGTGCTCCGGTTCGAGACAACCACTGGCTGGACTGTCTGGTTGGATGTCTGGTTGCGGCTAGTATTCAAGGTGTATCCACGTTGGTGGAATCTCAAAAGCCCGCGGCAGCTAAGACACGAATCAGCTTTGCCGCGTTACAGCGTGCTAAGCGCGCCGCTCATCGTTAACATCCCATTCTCATTGCTTCATTGAAGCGATTTCCGTCCTATATAAATGATAAAGAAGGAGGACTGTTCCATGTCAAACGGCAACGACCTTAGCAATGTAATCCGGAGAAACGCCGAGAAGCCCACTCAGGTCTCGGTGGACAATGTCAATGTAACGCAGCACAATTTGCGTGACCTCATTGAAGCCGACCGTTACTTGGTCATGAAAACCGAGATTGAGAAACCGAAACGCGGGCTTCGTTTCAACAAGCTTGTACCACCGGGGACTACTTGATGTTACGTCAGCTGTTTCAGCGACTAACACGAAAGCCGAAAGTGATGTATTTCCGGTCGGTCCGGGCTGGATACGATTCTGCTCTGACGACCGACGAGAACAGGAGACATTGGGCCGCTGCTGATGACTTATCAGCACGTTCAGCTAATAGTCCTCAAGTTCGTGCTATTTTGAGAAGGCGGGCGCGTTATGAGGTAGCTAATAACAGTTACGCTCGTGGCATCGTCTTGACTTTGGCCAACGATTGCATTGGTACCGGCCCTCGTTTGCAAATGCTTACCGAGAGTCCTGAGGTCAATCGTCTCATTGAAAAGGAATTCGCCAAGTGGTCACGGGTCATCGGTCTCGCAGAGAAATTACGTACGATGCGCATGGCCAGGGCTCAAGATGGAGAGGCCTTTGCATTACTGATTAACAATCCACGCTTACCTACTCCTGTTAAGCTTGACATTCGTTTGATTGAGGCTGATCAGGTTACGACGCCGGACTTGTCATACTTGAGCAATGGGAGTAATACTGTCGATGGAATTGTATTTGATGAATACGGTAATCCAGTTGAGTACCACATTTTGCGTTGTCACCCTGGCGATCGTCAATGGCCTAGGTCGTTTGAGTATGATCGGGTGCCGGCAGAGTCGGTGGTTCATTGGTTCCGCATGGACAGGCCCGGTCAGGTCCGTGGAATCCCTGACATTACCCCCGCCCTCCCGCTATTCGCGCAGCTACGGCGCTATACGCTAGCAGTACTTGCGGCTGCTGAGACCGCAGCAGACTTTGCCGGCATCCTTTATACTGATGCGCCACCTGGAGGCGAGGCTGATCCTGCTGAGCCTTTTGAACCGATTCATCTGGAAAGTCGGGCTTTGGTTACCATGCCAGGTGGTTGGAGAATGGAGCAATTGCAGGCTCAACAACCTACGACCACCTATGCTGAATTCAAGCGCGAAATTTTGAACGAGATAGCACGATGCTTGAACATGCCGTACAACATTGCGGCGTGCAATAGTTCCAATTACAACTACGCATCTGGACGTCTCGACCACCAAACGTATTACAAGAACTTACGCGTTGAGCAGGACCATCTTGAGCATGTGGTCTTGGATCGGATTCTGGATGCGTTTATGGCTGAAGCCTTGCTCATTCCAGACTTATGGCCGTCTGGAATCCCTACTTACGACGAATGGCCACATAATTGGTTTTGGGATGGCCATGAGCATGTTGATCCTTTGAAGGAAGCCGAAGCTCAGGCCAAGCGCTTGGAAAGCCATACAACGACATTGGCCTACGAGTACGCTCGACAGGGCAAGGATTGGGAAGTCGAGCTTCATCAACGTGCTCGCGAAATTGAGCTGATGAAAGAGTTGGGACTGCCAGTTGGTTCTGGTTCAAGTAAGCCTATAGCTATGGAGGACTAGATATGCCGTACCCAGGAGAACATGCCGCGATAATTAACGATCCTGACAAGTACGTTGAATTTCGTCGAGAAAACGACAAGTTCGGAGAAGGAATTCATGTGATATGGGGCATCAAGGAGGATGGCAGTGCTGAAGTTCAATCAATCCGATTTGATGCGGACAAGTTCACGGTGGAGGAGGCTAAGCGCTGGTTGGAGGAGCATGATTTCAAGCCCATTGAGTTTGAACCTGCTAAGGAGGAAGAACCGGATGATGGTGAAGTGACGACTGCTACGGGAACAATGCTCGTACTTGCGGCTGCTGATGGTGTTCATGTTACGGGAATTGCCTATTCAGGAGGCAAGATGAACTTGGCGGGTTGGAATCACCCCGTTGTTGTTGATTTGTCGGGGTTGACCATCCCAGAGAAAGTACCGCTCTTGGCCAATCATGAGAATCGAACTAGTTCCCGTTTGGGGGTTGTTACGGCATCTGTTAAGGATGGGGCGCTAGTCGTTGAGGGGTCGATTCTCTCAACGTCAAACCAAGCTAAAGGGATTGTTGATCAAGTCAAGGCAGGTGCCGAGTGGCAGCTGTCGATTGGGGTTGAGGTTTTCGATGCTGTTTTTGTTCGGCAGGGTCACGCGGTGCCCGTTAACGGGCAAATGTACGATGGCCCGTTTTACCATATACGGAAGTCTGTGTTACGGGAAGTTTCGGTGGTTGCCGTTGGCGCTGATGCATCAACTTCTATGCGTTTAGCGGCAATGTTGAATTTGATTAGGAGTTCAAATATGAGTGGCACTAGCAATGTGAAAACTGCTGATCCTGCAGCACCGGCAACGGCTGAACCGAATGTTCAGCTTACGCTGGATCAGCAAATTCGTGCTGAGAAGGAACGCATCTTAGCCATTCGTGAAATCTGCGCTGGGAAGTTTCCGAAGATTGAGGCTAAGGCCATTGCCGAGAAGTGGGACGTCAGTCGTGTGGCCCTTGAAGTCATGCGGCAGGATCGTCCTAAAGCTCCGGTAGTTCACGTTCGTACTTCTGACCTTCCTGTTGGCAAGGTCCTTGAAGCGGCTTGCATGCTGACGGGCAAGGCACGTGACGTCGAAAAGATGTACGACGAACCCGTCCTTGAAACTGCGAGCCAGCGCTTCCGTGGTGGCATCGGGCTTCAAGAGCTGTTGCTGGAGGCTGCGTGGGCCAATGGCTACACCGGTCGCAACTTTCGAGACTACCGCACGGTTCTCCAGTATGCCTTTGGTCATAAGGCGGAGGCCGCCTTCTCTACGGTTAATATTTCCGAGATTTTGACGACCGTAAGCAATAAGTACTTGCTTGACGGGTTCTACTCCGTTGAGCGAACTTGGCGTAACATTTGCGCCGTTCGCAATGTACCTGATTTCAAGACTGTTGAAAGCTATCGGCTGATTGGTAACGATCAGTACGAGCTAGTAGCTCCTGGTGGTGAATTGAAGCACGGTACGCTCGGGACTGAAAAGTTCACCAACAAAGCTGATACGTACGGGCTCATCCTGACGATTGATCGTCAGGACATTATCAACGACGACTTGGGAGCCATTACGACGGTGCCGTGGAAGTTAGGTCGTGGGTCCGGCCTCAAGATTAACGACCTATTCTGGACCAAGTTCATGAACAATGCGAGTTTCTTCACCACGGACCGTGGCAACTACGTATCTGGAGCCAATACGGTGCTGGGCATCGACGGCTTAACGCTTGCCGAGCAGATGTTCATGGATATGAAGGACAGCGATGGCAAGCCGACGGGCATCATGCCTTCTATCCTCTTGGTGCCGACGTCGTTGTCAGCTCTTGGAGCACAGCTTTACAAGTCCACCGAAATTCGTGATACGAGTTCAAGTGTGCGGTATCCCGTGACCAATCCGCATGCTGGCAAGTTCCGTGTTGAGGTTAGCCGTTATCTCAACAACAGTAGCTATTCGGGTCACTCGTCAAAGGCTTGGTACCTACTGGCTAGTCCGGATGACTTACCTGTAATTGAGGTAGCTTTCCTGAACGGACAAGAGAGTCCGACCATTGAAACGGCTGACGTCAACTTCTCGCAATTGGGAATTCAAATGCGAGGTTATCACGACTTCGGCGTGGCGTTACAAGATTACCGTGGTGGGGTCAAGATGAAAGGTGAAGCCTGATAAGAAAGGAGACTAACGATGCCGCAAGGTGTGTTTGTCAGCTCTGGCGAATGTATTGACTATACTCCCGGTTCTGCTGTAACTGCTGGAGATGTTGTAATTCAAGGCGATTTGGTTGGCATCGCTACGAGGCCGATTGCCGCAGGTACGACGGGAGCACTAGCAGTGTCCGGCATCTTTGACATCGTGAAAGCTAGTGGTACTGTTTTTACGGCAGGTCAGAAAGTTTATTGGGATGCCTCGAACAAAGTAGCCGTTACGACTGATACGACTGATGG